TTAATGCTAACGGTGCTGACTATGCAGAGTTTTTTGAAACCAATGATGGCAATGCCATTGCTGTTGGTAAAACAGTTGTGCTTGATAACAATAAAGTTAGAGCATCTACAGCATCAGATGATGCTGCAACAATCATCGGAGTTGTTAGACCAAAAGTTGACGGTATTAACTCTATGATGATTGGTAATACTGCATGGAACGCCTGGACGAATAAATATATGCATGATGATTTTGGGTGTTTTATTATGGAAGATTATACTGTCACTGAATGGCAGGATGGTGAAACTGTTAGTTATGAAACCGATAAAATACCATCAGACGTTGAAGTGCCAAATGATGCAGTAGTAAAGACACAACAAAGAAAAAAACTTAATCCTGATTATGATCAAAGTATAGAATATAAACCACGTTCTGAAAGAGATGAGTGGGTTATTATAGGTATGCTTGGACAGATACAAATTGAGAAAGGTCAAAAGACTGGAGACAGATGGATTAAAATGAAAGACATTTCAGACACAGTAGAGGAGTGGTTAGTAAGATGACAAGTGAAATCAAAGTAGACACTATTAGTGAACAAACCAGTGCAAATGGTGTAGCCATTGATAGTGTAACACTAAAAGATGGTGGAGTTACAGCAACTGCTGCAAGTACAATTACAGTTGCTGACAACTCAGATAACCTAACACTTACATCGACAGATGCTGATGCAAACTCTGGGCCTAACTTAAACCTATATCGTAATTCTGCTAGTCCTGCAGATAGTGACCACGCAGGAGAAATTGCTTTTAATGCAAAAAATGATGCTGGAGAAGTTATTAAATATGGAAAAATAAGGATGCAAACAGATGATGTATCTGATGGTGCTGAAACAGGTAGATTTGATATATCCACTATGTTTGCTGGTTCTGAAATAAGTAGGTTCATGATTAAAAACGATGAAATAGTCGTGAATCAAAATGGAGTAGATTTTGATTTCAGAGTTGAGGGTAATAATTATGCAAACAATTTAAAAGTAGATGCTGGTTCTGATGTTGTTTTGATGGGAGATGGAACAGATTATGCATCATCACAACTACAAGTAACTTGGGCAGATGGAAGAGCAGACTCAACAGCAGTAGCTTATTTTAAAAATGAAAAGAGCAGCGGAACACTTTTTGGAATAACTGTTCAATTTAGAAACTTAGCACCAGATAACCAAACTTCTATTTTGCAAAGTTGGCAAGATACTTCAGCTATAAGAGCAAGATGTTTTGCAGATGGAGATTTTCAAAATCACGACAATGCTTATGGGTCACTATCTGACGAAAGAATTAAACAAGATATACGAGATAGTAATTCACAATGGGATGATATTAAGGCACTGAAGGTAAGAAACTTTAAGAAGAAGGATGATATTCGTCAATATGGTGATAATGCCTGGGAGCAAATCGGTGTGATTGCTCAAGAGTTAGAAGATGCAGGTATGGATAAATTAGTAAGACATTCAGATCCGACCGAAGCCGATATTGCTTCTGACCCATCTTTTGGAACAATAGATGAAGATGGAAATATAACAGTAAATGAACAAGTAAAGGGTGTTAATTATTCAGTATTATACATGAAAGCCATTAAAGCATTACAAGAAGCTATGGCAAAAATAGAAACACTAGAGACAAAAGTAAAAGCATTGGAGGACGCATAAGATGAGTGAAATAAGAGTAGATACAATATCAGAGAAGACATCAGCTAATGGTGTTGCTATTGATAGTGTGACATTAAAAGATGGGGATGTTAGTTCAACAACAATAACAATGGACGGACTTACAACTAAAGTTGCATCAGGTGATGTTATATTTCAAGGTGGCATAGTTGGAAACGTTACACTTAGTAATGGAACAAATAAATTATTAGAATTTTCAACTGAAAGTTATGATAGAGGTAATAATTTTGCAAGTGGTGCATTTACTGCTCCTAAAGATGGAGTTTATATGTTTCATTGTTGTTATAGACCAAATAACTTTGCTTTTGATAGAATTATTACAAAGGTATTTAAAAACGATTCTGACATTGGTGGCACAGCAATAAGTAATACTGGAGAAGTTAGTAATACTAATACTAATGAGTATCCCCTTGTTCAAGTCACGAATTTGCTTAGTCTTTCACAAAACGACACAATCAAACATTATGGTTATCAAAACACTGGTGGAGATCAAACTATTTTTCAACAAACATTATTTGTAATAAGGGTGGGGACATTTGATTAATGAGTAAAATAGGAACAAAAGTTCAACTGTACTTAGCAGCAAACGGTAAAGATTACGAAACAGAGTTTGAGGCTGGAAATGTAATAGTTATGGACAATGGTGACGGTGCATTTATTCACACTTGGAATGTTGACGGTCTTACAAAACCAACAGACTCACAATTAGATGCACTAGAAGGTGATGCAACTAAAAGTGAAAACAATTTTAAAATTAAAGCAACTCGTAAAATTTCTTATGGAGATATTGGTGATCAGCTTGATGAAATATATAAAGACATAGATGCTTGGAAAGCTCGTATCAAGTCTATCAAAGATGCAAACCCTAAAAGTTAAAAAATGGAACAAGAAAACAGAGAAGCCATTATCCGTATAGAGGGTAAGCTAGAGCTGCTTGATCAAAAGATTACTAACATGCGTGATAATCATATACATCACTTAGACCTGCAGCTGAAAAAAACTAATCAATATATATGGGCTATCAGCTCTGTCATTTTTGCTGGACTCATAACACTATTATACAGATCATTTTTATAAAATATTTATGGCCCTCTCAAATACCAGGGGCATGGTAGCTGAGTTGCGTGCCGTTGCACACCTTGCCAATGACCCTGACATAATGACGTTCGTACCATCTGGCGGTCTTGGGCCAATAGATATTATTACGATTAATAAAAAAACAGGTGAGCATAGATACTATGACGTAAAGTTTGCATCTATGCGTAAGACTGTCAAAAAAACACACAACCCAAGAATAAACAGATCACTAAATAATTTACAAAGATCATTTAGTAAAAATTTAAGACCAATAAGGATAGAAATAATATATGTCGATGATAACGGACGAGTCACACTTTGAGGCAGGTCAAACAAACTGGCCGTCTTTTTCTTACAAAGAATTAGCATGTCAGCACTGCGGCTCTATAGCCCTGGAGGAAAGTTTTCTAGTAGCTCTGCAAGAGCTGCGGGATGCGTATGGTAAACCAATGAGAATTACATCTGGTTATAGATGTCCACAACATCCCATAGAACTTAAAAAGTCCAGCCCAGGATACCATTCGGTCGGGGCATGTGATGTGGCCGTGAGTGGTGAAGATGCAATAAAGTTATTGAGACTGGCATTAAATCTTGGCTGGACAGGCATTGGTATAAACACACCATCGTTTATACACCTAGATCGTAGATCACAACCAACAATATGGAAATATTAAAATGAACCCGTTGATGTTAATAAAACCACTTATGGGTTTAGCTGGTGGCCTAATAAAAAATCCTGTGGTGGATCTTGTAATTAATAAAACCACTTCAGCAATTTCTCATAAACTAGAAAAAGATAAAATTATAAAAGCAAAAGAGATTGAAGCTGCTAAGCAGGTGGACGTTGCCAAGATTGGTGTACAGTTAGAACAAGTCAAGCAGCAGGAGAATAGCTGGAAAGACGAGTGGCTCACTTTATTTTTTACAGGAATAATTTTAATGCATTTTTTACCCTGGACGCAGCCCTGGATGGCAGCAGGATGGGAGATACTTAAATCAGCAAACGATTACTTTTGGATAATTATACTAACGATTGTTGGAGGTAGCTTTGGTGTCACAACACTTAACAAGTTTAAAAAATGATTTGGGTTATAACTGCAATGCTATGGCATCACGACATAACAGGCCCAACGTATAGCCAGTACAAAGATGAGACCTTTACATCTAAAGTTGAGTGTCTAGATCATATATTTTGGAATAGAGGAGAGCTGGTGTACAAACTTGTAGAAGTACACGGCACAAGAGAAGGAAAAACATTAAAGACCTGGGCTTTCTTTTGTGAAGGCACACAGTTAGAGGAAGTATGAAAGTAAGTGATAACACGTCAATATCAATGCCTGTACGCAACCTGCTATCTATTATCGGTGCAGTTGCAGTAGGGGTATGGGCGTATTTTGGCATCGAGCAAAGATTAAATATAGTGGAAACTGAAATACAATTAATGAACGCTGATCTGCTAAAAGCAGCAGCTCAAACCCCAATAGATCAAGAACAATACATGCTGCTAGAATTTTTAAGCAAAGAACACGACAAACTCAAGGAAGATGTAGAAGAAAAACTACCAATGATAGACGCTGTAGACATGCACTCACAATTCCTAGAGGACAGGGTTATAGACCTAGAAACACTTACAGATAAACTAAGAGGCAACGGCCATGATTGAGGTCGTATTTGCTATTCTAATGATACAGAATGGAGCTGTTATAGAGTATGTACCTACTAGCGGTATGGCTGACTGCCTGGAACAGAAACGCATTGTTACAAGGCAGATCGGTGAGAATCAAGAAGGCATCTCAATGCAATGCCAACAGGTTAAAGCCGAGGTCGAGATCGACATCGGTGACAGAAAAAGGATCATCAAAATCATTGAATAAGGGTTCAATACATTACTCCAAAAGTACTTTTTCAAAAAATAAATAATTAATAGAGGTGCAATCAGGGTGCAGCTATTTATGTAACCCAAGCATATCAACAAAAACCTTACGTGTGGGTACTACTCGAACACGTGTCCGACCCCAGAAAATCCCCAAAAAACAAGATATATCAATTTTGTCACACCAATAAATTTATCCCAAAAAACCAACAAAAATATTATTACTGTTTTGCATCAGGTGCAGGTACAGGTGCAGGTTCTTGCATTGTTACTCTAAAAGTACTATATGTTTATTATGTATAATTATAATATAAACATGTGGTGGCGTAGTTCAGCCTGGTTAGAACGCTTGCCTGTCACGCAAGAGGTCGAGGGTTCAAATCCCTTCGTCACCGCCACAAAAGAAAGAAGTAATAATGATAACAGTACAAGAAGTTAAATCACGAAACGTTTTTCGTGTGCGTGGTCCACAAGGGACAAAATCGTTTAACATTAGTAAGCTTGGCAAACGACTAGCTCGAGTCCAAGCACAGGCTTATGCCGATGAAATCAATCATGCTATACACACTAAAGCTGTAGGATTCTTTTACAGTGAGTGGACCTTACTACAAGCAGTAGAAGAATTTTATGTAGATTTTGCTAGATTAAAAAGAGCTAACGGTTCATTAGGTAGATACAAAAATGAACTGAAAAGAATAGTTGGTACAGATGGCAACAAAACACCGTTTTCAGATGTATTGATCAAAACCTTTAAATTAAAAGATGCAGACAAGATAGTTGATTATTTGTACAGCCAAGATTGGAGCAGCAAAGCTGTCAAACGTACACTTAAAAGTTTGAAGTTTGCATTTAGATTAGCTGTCAAAAGAGATTGGCTAAAAATAAATCCTATGTCTGAATGGAAATGGGATGCAGGTACTGATGAAGCAGATACAGCTATAAGAGAAGAAGGTGAAGTTATAATACCTGCAAAATCCGAGGTTGCTAAATTGATACGAGAAACCAAAGATCCAAAATTTAAATTACTATATCAGGTGGCTGCTACAACAGGACTAAGACCATCTGAGCTTTGTGGTCTTGCATGGTCTAATATTGATTTTGCAAACAACTTTATTTATGTAAAGCAGCAACGTGACCAGGATAATAATTTAACAACACGTCTTAAAACTAAAAACTCTGATAGAAGAATACCTTTAGTCAGAGAAACAAAAGAAGCTTTGCTTAAATATCAATCTTTGCAAACAGTAAGATCATGGTTGGGTCACAATGGTGGGCCTGGCATAAAAACAGATTTAGTGTTTGTAACAGTAAATGGCAACAGTTATGCACGTCAAAGAGTGTGGGAAAACTTCCAAAGACATAAAAGACTAGCTAATGTGGATATTGCTAAAAGCTTGTACACCTTTAGACACTTTTATGCATCTAACCTGATTGATGCTCATAAAAAAGGCAACATAAGTTTCTTAGAAATATCAAGATACATGGGTCATCGTAGTTATGAGTTTACTGAAACGATCTATGGTCACTTGATACGTGACATGGAAGCTGACCAACAGGTCGTTGATGATCTTTCACAAACACTGTCTTTTGCCTAATTTTAGGGGGGTGCTGTGGTATCAGTGCCTCCCGTTTCGTCAATCCTCGTGCATCCTGGAGCTTTTTTTTCGAGCAACTTACACAAAAAACTTGCTCTAAACCGTATTCATTATACTCCCACGTAAACGCTGCATGTATTAAAACACTGAAACGTTTCTTGCAGCAATCACATTTTAATTGATCATCTCTCATTCTTCTAAATACGGATCTCTAAATAAACGGTCAATCACTGCTCCTCTAATTGTTGTTGGTGTGCCATCTTGCTTACGCCTTACAGATGAGTGCATCCTTGCCAGTGCATCACCTGGTTCTTTGTAACATTGTAATCTAAAAGTTAAATCCTCAGACACTTCTTTTAGTAACTCGTGATAGTCTGTGCCGTACTTTAACTTAGGAAACAGTTTAATAACACGTAAGTTGCCTTTGCTATCGTATTGTGCATTAAGGTGTGTACTGACGTTGTTGTAAACAAACCTAACCGTAATACCGTTACGTCTATTTTCATCTATCTCAAACATATCAGGTTCACTGTTACTCATACTAATGGCTCAACCGATCTTGTTTTGCCAGGTATGGTCTTTACCTTGCCTCGTTCTGTCAAACTTTTTACTACGTAATGAGCTTGACTTGCAGCTTTCCAATCCATGTGATGTGCAATCTCATTAAGAGATGGGCTATAACCTTTATCAAGCCAAAACTTTTTTATAAATTTTAATACTTGTGCCTGGTCTTTTGTCATTTTATTGGTCGTATCTTTGTGTGTTTTTCTTCTTTTTGTAATGAGTCTGCCATGGCAGCATAATTAATTATATCTATCCAATTATCCTCAATGTAGTTGTCGTGTGACCTGCTTAATTTTTCAACAATCATAATTTTACAAATGTCAGAACCAGACACAGGAGCTTTTATAAGGTTTGACAAGCTCTGTGCTGTTCTTTGGAAACGAGTTGCAAAATCACCGTATTGCGTTCCTCGTTCCTCAAAGGTCTTTATTGCTTTTTCTAATATTTTCATTAGAACGGCACTTCATCTTCTAGGTCAGCGTTTGTGCTGTAACTAGCTGCTTCTGGTTTTTTGTCCTCATTTTTAGAAACACTTACAGATAAATGCTGCACACCTTTTTTATCAGGTTGCATCCATGCAGCAGCTCTGTAATTAGAGTCACCCATCACAGTTGCAGGTCCTGAGTATTTAGGCGGGTTTGATTTGTATTTACTCGGATCAGCTGGGTACAGCTTAATCGTTGTTTTTTTATTGTTATCATCCATTGTTTTCTATGCTCCCTTCAAGCAGTTGTTTAGAAATTTTTGCATAAGTTTGACGTAGCTCTTTATCAAGCTTAGGAAAATTTTGTTTGACATCATTTAAAAAAGGTTGGTGTGACTCTGCTAAAGCTTCTAATGCAGCTACTTGTGATGCACCCTCAAACTCTCTCATAATAGACTCTGCCTGCATTTTATACTCCATAGACTCATCGTCAGTTGGCAGCTGTTGACCATCTCTAAACCATAAATGCAGCCCTAAACCATGCATAGCTAAACACTTAACCAAACAACGTTGTTTTGTATTTGCTATATAAGTTGATGCAGGATTTTTAATTGAGTTGTTTCTATTGTCAGTTACAGCTAACCACATCTCTCTTGTAATACCATCTATAGTCATTTCACAGGCTACAGATGCAGTCTCATCTTTGTAATACAAACAATCAACACCATCCCACGTTTTAAAATGGTACTTAGCGTCAGGATATTTTTCTACAGTAAGTTTCCATGCATAGGACCAGGCTAAATAACGCAAACCGTTTTTGTCCTCTACATAATCATCTATATTTATTTTCGATAATGTTTCCCAAACGTTCATTTTTTTCTTTTTTGATTGGGCCTGTTCTCTAGTTTGCATTGATCCTCCTGTTTGCTTCATTAAAATCTTTTATTGCCATGTCCTTAAATTTATCTCCAATGTTCCATAGATAACTATCAAATTTTGGTTCAACTAAACTAAGCAACATATCAACGTTGCCCTCTGATATGCGTAATAGTTGTTCTCTGCGTCTTGCTATTTGTTTGTAGTGTTCAAGGTGATCTTGCATAGCTGCAACAGTTAGTAAGTCACAGTTGCCTGGTTCAAACACATAGTTTCGTTCCTCGTTTACATAAACTAAAAAAGGTTTTTTATTTGTTGCTGCCCAGTAAAAACTGAGCTGTCTTGCGTGTGCAAGTTTTGGTGAATTGATTTTTTGTGTAGAGACAGAACGTGTGCCGTCTTTTTTTTCAGCATTGATTTTTGGGGGAAGTGTTTTGATCTCAACGACACACGTCTTGTTCTCCAGGTCAGTTCTACCAAGAGTATCTATTTCACAATCAAAGTTGTAATATCTGTTAGCCTCAGCAACTATCTCACCCTCTAGTGCAAGACTTTTGATTGCTTTGTTTAAATTAACAAGCATATCATTAGCAACATTTTTGTATTTGTTGTGTGTTGCCAGTTGCTTGTCAGTGTAATCTAAATCTGCTTTTTTTAATTCTTTTTGCATGTCACATGCAGACTCAAGCAGTGTTTGTTTTTTATTAATTATTTTTTTTGAATGGAAGGTCCACAATATATCTGCCCATGTACGACTGATGGCGTTACCTACACTTGCTCCAAGTATTGCCTGTGGTCCTACCTCAAACTGCCTACGCATTTGTTGGTTGCATTTAAAATACCTCCATGCCCAAACATCGTCAGATAAAAAATACTGTGATGGACTATGATGATTGTACTGGAGTTCTTTAAGGCTATAACTTTTTTTCTTTTCTACAATTTCATCAAAAGATTTTATTTTAGTCACTTTTCGGGTCTCAGGTTAAAATAATCTTAATCGAACCCACCATGCCTTTCTGAAAAGAAAGAGCATGATGAATTAAATTGTCTTACATGAAAAAAATTTTATGAAAGCATATAGATAACGTCAAGATTATTTCTTATACACTTTTATTTTTTTAGAAGGTTTTTATAAAATTTTATGAACAGCCTGTTAATAAAACTTTAGTGAAGTTTACAAAACTTTTCTAATGCAAATATTGCACATCATAATAATTTTATAAAATGTTTCTAAAGGATTACCGCCAACTCAAAAATTTATCATACAAAAAATTAGCAAACGAATTGGGTATTTCTAGTGGTGTTGAGGTCATGTATTATTGCAAGGGACAACGATTTCCATCACTTAAAAATCTCATTGCTATAGAAACTAAAACCAACGGTGCTGTAACGGCAAATGATTTTGTAAAGTACGTTAGAGAAAATTGTGCCTAAAAAGTTTGACCATACTAAATATAGATTGGTCAAAATTAACTGGTTAGACGCACAAGACTACGACAATGGGTGGCATGATCTAAAAAAAATACAGGCTGCACCAACAGAGCCTGTGCAAAGTATCGGATGGCTGGTGACTGACAAACCTGATCGTATTGTTTTGGCTGCTGATTTTTGCAGTGATGGTGTATCTGGTCGAGCTATAGCAATACCAAAAACCTGGTGTATTAAAATAACTGAGCTGCAAGAGGTCAAAGATGATAGTTGAACTAGAATGGTACGAGTGGCAAGCAGCAGCTGAGGTCGGTATCAGACGTAAGTCTGAGTCTATACGCCATGGTCACAAAGACAGGTACGGTGTAAATTTTACACCAATTACTGATCCAGGTTGGCAAGTTATTTCTGCATGTGCCGAAGCTGCGGTATGTAAAGGATTAAATATCTACTACGACAGCTCTGTAAACACGTTTGACCGTGCTGATGTGCTGCTTAAAAATCATAAAATCGAAATCAAGTCACAACTACATCACATGATTGATGAAAATAAACACAAAAATTATTTAGTGGCCCGTCCTAATTATGACTCAGACACGAAGTATTTGCTGGTCCTGGTGCATAGTCTTACACGATATGAGTTGTGTGGCTTTATGACGGGATATGAGTGTAAACAGGATAAATGGTTAGGTAGTGTTGGTAATCGTCCTGCTATTTTTCGTGTCCCGTTGGATGTGTTGCATGATGTGAGGATACTAATGACATGAGAGTTTTTGATATGTTTATGTTGCTAGTCCACTTTTCATTAATGATTTACGTGGTCTATGTACACTGGCAGCTGTTCCATCAGATTGAGGGTATATGGAATGAGATTGACATAGCTCGACACGGTATTGAGTTGTTGTGTGCGGAGGTTGGCTGTCAGTATGAATAGTCTTGAGAAGTTTATACGTGAGGACATATCACCTGCTGCAAAGCTTGTGTATTTATATCTTGAAGGGCATTTTTATACACACGGTAAATGTTATCCACGGCATCAAACTATTGCGTCAGATTTGCACATGTCACGGAGGACTGTGATTAGATGTATTAACGAATTAAAAGAACATAAGTTCTTGAAATCTAAAAGGTTGCGGAGTAGCTGTGCATATCTCCCAATCAATGATGTGTCAAAAAGTATATACATTAGTAAACCCTCTATATCTAATAAAGATATATCTAGAACGATAGCCCATGTTGGTAAGAACCTTAAATCTAATTACAGGCAGAAGGTCCAAGCTATCAAGAAGGGCCATGCTCTATCAAATGCAGATCAGGAGAAGGTCGACAACTTCCTAAAAAAGTTTGATAAATACGACAGGCCCACTCTGCTGCAGTTGATATTTGAAGATAAAATCAAATTACCAGACGGAGTAAAACCATTATGGTTACAGCAGAAACCTTAGTAGATTGGTTTGAAGAAGCTATACAAACTGACAGAAAACTGCCACCTGCATACAGAAAAGGCTACTCTGCTATGCGTTTTGACATCAAGCATGACACTACAGAACATGGAGCAGCAGTCACAAAAAAGCCTAAAATAGCAGCGTCTAGCAAACAAATAGCACGGTATGAGTTTCTGTTATTTGACATCACACCAATGTTATCAAAGCAGGAACGAAAGATTGTATGGTTGCGTGGTTTGCGTGTTCCTTATGTGCGTATTGGTCGTAAAATGGGTATGCATCGTCATACTGTTAAGAAGAAATACATCGAGGCTTTGGTGTTTATAAAACTGCTCGTTGCACTCGATAAAAAACTGTTTGCCAAAATCGACAAAATCAAGTAAGGCTTGAAGCATACTAGAACAAGTATGTTCGTTTAATAATTTTCATAGATATGGTAGGACGACCACTGCACAGTAAACGTTGTGGTGCTTACGCACGTTCAACGAAATTACCATGTAAAGCCAAAGCTTTAAAGAATGGTCGGTGTCGTAATCATGGTGGTTTAAGTGATTGGAACGCTAAGACGGCACTAGGTAAATACAAAGCAATATTAAATTTAAAAAATGTTAAAAGAGAAACTATCGAGCATTATCGAAAGATTGCAGAAGGGGGAAGCTCTCTCCAAGATATGCAAGGACAAGGACATGCCAGCAGTGACGACAGTCTACAGTTGGATGAAAGACGATGATGATATTAAGAAAGATATAATGGATGCACGACAGCTGGGTGCATGGTCATTGATTGACCAGATGAACGAGCTGTTGCAGACTGATGTCGAACCACAAAAGGTACAGTGGCAACGAGAGAAGCTGCATCACTTTAGGTGGTTAGCGTCTAAGTTATTGGTTGGTACGTTTGGTGATAAGCTGCAGTCAGAAGTCAAGCAAGATACCAACATGACAATTAGTTGGGGAGTTCCTGCTGACAATAAAGCTGGGTAGTCTCCCGTATATAACATAGGGCTGCACGGTTACGCACACGTGTCATGGGGTTCGTACCAACTGCAAGGTGCAATGCCAGGTACTTTGTTTTATTTTTTGTTGGTATGCCTGGCAACAGGACACGACCAATAGTTTTGTAATTAATATAAACGCCAGGAAAACTGCGGTGTCGGGTCGTTGCAAAAATTTTGACTCCCGAAACACCGATACCCCGAAAAAACGGTCTGCGTTAGATATATATATATAATAGGAGTTCAAGGTATCTTTGGATGGATGAGGATTTAAAAGATTTATTAGCAATGGTGTTTTACGACCCACAGTCGAAAAGCATCTTAATAAACATTTGCGGTTTCAGAAATGATCTACACGGCAAAAATGTATCTGACTGGGTACTGGACCGATTAGAAATCGAGTCACTTGACCTGTATTCTGACAAACCACCTACTCTACATTAATGCATATAAACATCCCTTACGAGCCACGAGAGCTGCAATCGGAAATCCATCAAAACCTATCCAAATATAGATGGGCTTTGCTTTCGATACATAGACGTGCAGGCAAGTCTGTTTTGTGCATAAATGAGCTAATTAAGCGTGCTATAACAAATTCTAAATGGAATCCTAGATATGCATACATCGGCCCAACTTATAAACAAACTAAGTCAATTATTTTTGACTATTTAAAATTTTATGCTGGTGTCATTCCTGGAGTCAAATTTAACGAACAAGAATTAAGTTGCACGTTTCCCAATGGTGCAAAAATTACACTACTGGGATCAGAAAATCCTGATAGCCTTCGTGGTTCATACTACGATGGTATTATTTGTGATGAGTATGCACAGGTCAATCCGAGATTGTTTCCTGAGATTATTCGACCTGCACTATCAGACCGTAAAGGTTTTTGTTATCTGGTTGGTACACCCCAGGGCATGAGTAATGATTTTTATGCCAAGTACCAGCACGGTCTTAAAAACAAAGATTGGTATGTCAAGGTAGCAAAAGCATCAGAAACAAACATTGTTGACCAAGAAGAACTTGATGCTGCCCTGGACCTGATGGGCAAAAAGAAATACAGGCAAGAGTTTGAATGTGATTGGGTTGCAGCCTTAGAGGGTGCTATCTATGGAGACATTTTAGAAAAGATAGAAAACAAGGGCCAGGTAGGACGTGTACCCCACGATCCGACCCACCGTGTATCTACAGCCTGGGATATAGGTATCTCAGACAAAACAGCTATAATATTTTTTCAAATAATTAATAGATCAATAAATATTATAGATTATTACGAAAACAGTAACGAGGGACTACCCCACTACATAAATGTTATAAACAACAAGGAGTACATTTACGAAGATCATTATGGACCTCACGACTTAGAACAGCGTGAGTTTACCAACGGCAAGTCCAGGCGTGAGATTGCTTACGAGCTAGGATTGCGTTTTAAGATTGTGCCTAAACTTAGTATCGAGGATGGTATCCATTATACACAGCTTTTGCTAAATCGTTGTTGGATTGATGCCGATGCATGTAAAAAATTGATTGATAGCTTAAGAGGTTATCATCGTAAGTACAATGAGAACTTACAAATCTTTCATTCAAAACCTGTACACGACCACACATCACATGCTTGTGATGCGTTGCGTTGCTTGTCCGTAGGTCTTGAAGAACTTAAAGGAGATCAGCAAGCTCCACAAAAATTTGCTGACAGTAACTACAACCCATTAGGAAGAAACTATGAGCAGATTATTTAGACCAAAAATTAGTATGCCTGCACCTCCACCAGTTCAACAGCGTGTGGAATACAAGCCACCAACTATGGAGCTGCCATCAGAAAAAGAAAAGCAACCTGATATTGATACACAAGAAGAAACAATGAAAAGGAAAAAGCTTGGACGTAAACAAACTATAATGACCTCAGCACAAGGTTTGACTACAGATGCTGATATTTATACACCAACATTATTGGGATAATATTATGGGAGCAATGGCAGGAAAAGCTATAAAGTTTGCAGAACTTTCAGGCATAATTAAAAAAGTTGGAGAAGAAAATAGACAAAGAATGTTTAGTGCAGGACAAAAACCAGAAGATTACCAACAAGGGCCAACAATGAGTCAGAACTTCGGTGTAAAAGCCATGGGTGTTGCATCTCCTAACATGCAAGACCAGTATCAAAGATACTTAGCAGAAGAAGAAGTTAGGAAAAAAAAACGTAAACAATCAGCAGATACTGCTGGTACAACTTTATTAGGATAAAAATATGTCACTTTATGAAAACATAAACAAAAGAAAAAAGGCAGGTACGTCCAGACCAAAATCTAAATCAACTATTAGTGCAAAATCTTATGCTGATATGAAAGCAGGTTTTCCTAATTCAAAAAAAAATAAAAAGAAAAAAACATTAATGGGGTAAATTATGGCTTACGGACCAAGTAAAAAAACAAAAAACAAATCAAACAAAAATCTAGCAGCCATGTACGGTGATAAGAAAAAGATCACTCGTGGTGATATAATCACAGCTGCAAAGAAAAATAAGAAAAAAACCTTGATGGGTTAATGGCGTTAAAAAAACACCAGAGTCCATCAGGAGGTCTAAACGCAGCAGGCAGAAAACATTACGGAGTCAAAGCTCCTGTACGTAAAGGGACAAACCCAAGACGGGTAAGTTTTGCTGCACGTTTTGCAGGCATGAAAGGACCAATGAAAGATGAAAAAGGCAGACCCACACGCAAAGCTTTAGCTTTGAAGAAGTGGGGTTTTGGATCAGTTGCAGCTGCAAGAAATTTTGCTAATAGAAACAAAAAGAGTGCCTGATTTAGAGTTTACTTTAGAATATCAATCTTTGCTTAATTTTTTAATAAAAGAAAAATATAGATACCTGCCTGATCATAAAGACAATCTACGATATGCTTTGATATTTAGAATAGTAAAAGACAACGCAACACTCGGTTATGTGTGGTTGTATGAACTAGAAGAAGCAGAAAACAAGTTTGTTACGCACATGTGTGTAGCAGAAAAACATAAAGGTCGTGTCTTTACCCGACACACTGTAAATAAATTTTATTTAATGAGTCATTATCTTGGAGCTGTAGAGTTACAAACAGATACTATAGATGATGAGCTTGTTAAATTATACAAACGAATTGGTTGGTCAGAACAAAATGATCAAACATTATTTATCAAACTACCCTTTGAATGGAGAAAAAAATGGGAGCAGTAAAAAAAATTATAAGAAAAATAATCAAACCACCTTCACCACCACCGCCACCGCCAGAACCAGTAGCACCTCCCCCGCCACGTGTTGCACCAACACCAACACCAGCTCCAGTAGCACAAGCACCTGTAGTGACATCTACAGCACCAGCAGCAGCACCAGCTGAACCTACAAAAGCTACTGAGGATATGGCTCAATCAGTTCAACGTAAGAAAAAAGGTAGAAGAAATTTAATTGCCACAACCAGTCAAGGTTTAGGTGGTGAACCGACAACATACAAAGCAACACTACTAGGTTAATATGGAAAACAAACAAGCAGCCATGCTGGTTGAACGGTTTGCCTCATTGAAAAGTTTGAGATCGAATTGGGAATCCCACTGGCAAGAAATCGGTGACTACATGTTGCCACGTAAGGCTGACATTGTGCAGCAACGTACTCGTGGTGACAAAAGAACTGAACTTATATTTGACGGCACTGCCTTACATGCATTAGAGCTGTTAGCTTCTAGTTTGCATGGCATGATGACTAATGCCTCAACACCATGGTTTACATTAGGCTATAAAGAAAATTCTTTAGCAGAAGATGACGCAGCTCGTGAGTGGCTTGATAGTGTTACTAACGATATGTACATAGCTTTCAATCGTTCTAACTTTCAACAAGAAATACAAGAGCTGTATCAAGATTTAATATCATTTGGTACATCAGCTATGTTTGTAGCTTCTGATGAAAAAAGCTTAGTGCGTTTTAACACCAGGCATATAAAAGAAATTTACATACAAGAAAACGAAAAAGGTATTGTTGATACAGTTTTTAGAAGTTTTCATATTACAGCTAGGTCAGCTATAAATTTATTTGGTGAAGATAAGGTTAGTAAAAATATTTTAGACAAGGCAAAAAAAGATCCCTACTCAGATGTGTTGTTGTTACATGCTGTAATGCCAAGAGACAACTATAACACAGGTAAACAAGATTCAATGAACATGCCTTTTAAGTCGTGTTATGTTGATCCAGAAGATGTGCATCTAATCAATGAAGGTGGCTTCAAAGAATTTCCATACGTTGTACCAAGATACTTGAAAGCATCGTTTGAAACGTATGGTCGATCACCTGCTATGAACGCACTGCCTGATGTTAAAATGTTAAACAAAATGTCAGAAGTTGCTATCAAAGCTGCACAAAAACAAATTGATCCACCTTTGATGATACCTGATGATGGATTTATGTTGCCTGTTAGAACTGTACCTGGAGGATTAAATTTTTATCGTGCAGGTAGCCGAGATCGTATTGAGCCTTTATCGACTGGAGCAAACAATCCTATTACCTTAAACATGATACAAGATAGACAGTTGGCTATACAAAAAACTTTTTATGTTGATCAGTTGTTAATGTCTCAGGGTGGTAACATGACAGCTACAGAGGTTTTACAACGAAACGAAGAAAAAATGAGATTGTTAGGCCCAGTATTAGGTCGATTACAATCAGAGTTATTACAGCCATTAATAGAAAGAGTATTTAATATATTGATGAGAGCAAACGTTTTCCAACCTGCTCCTGAAATATTACAAGGTATGACTATTGATATTGAATATGTGTCACCACTTGCTAAGGCACAAAAATCTGGTGATCTAAATTCTGTAATGCGTGGTGTAGAAATATTTGGATCACTATCACAGTTTGCACCAGTCTTAGATTATTTAGATAGTGACGGATTAGTTAAATACGTACAAAAAACTTTAGGACTTCCTGCACGTATAATCCGTTCTGATGTTGAAGTAGCACAAGTTAGACAGCAACGTCAACGTCAAGAAGCAGCGGTCCAACAACAACAAGAACAAATGCAACAAGCAGAGGCTGCACAAAAAGTTGCACCTCTAGTCAAAGCTACATCATAGAAAGGCAAATATGAGTGAGGAGCAAGACAAACAACAACAAGAAAAAGTTAAACAATTAATCCAAGATTACAAAATTACTTTTGGGCAAGAAGCAGGACAACGAGTATTAGGTGATTTACAAAACCGCTGCCATTTTTTGACAACAACAAATGTCAAAGGTGATGCACATGAAAGTGCATTTATGGAAGGACAACGTTCTGCTTTGTTATTTATACTAAACATGGTTAATAAAAAAATATGAAATATCTAGAAAAAGCTTACGAGATTTGGTCATCATTAAAGACTGAATATAAAATTGCTAGTGCAGTAGTGCTGGCAGTTTTGATTACTTTAATAATAACATAAGGAGAAAAACCTATGGCAGAAGAACAGGTAACGGCTGTCGAAGAACAAAGCCAACCGTCTGAACAAACTGCAACATCTGAACCAGTTGAAACATCCTGGAGAGATAGTTTACCAGACGATTTAAAAGCAAATGCATCACTAGAAAAATTTAGTGATGTATCAACTCTTGCAAAAAGCTATATCAATGCCGAGCAAATGATTGGCAAAGATAAAATGGTTGTGCCAGGAGATAACACCACTGAGGATGAATGGAACGACATTTACAATAAATTAGGTCGTCCAGAAGAACCTGACGGTTATGAACTACAAATGAACCTGCAAGAAGGTGAAGCTGTTGATGAACAATTATATGCAGCATTTAAAAACGCAGCACATGCAAATGGTTTATCACCAAAACAAGCACAAGGTTTATTAAATTTTTATAACGATATAAGCACAGAAGCATTAAATGAACAATCCAACGCAGGTGTACTAGCACAAGAGCAAAGCTCTCGTGAGCTGCGGGAGGAATGGGGTCGTAATTACGAAACCAATTTGAACGCTGCATCTAATGTAGCAAAGCAATTTTTAGGTGAAGAAGTATTTCAAATAGAATTGTCTGATGGTTCACTACTTGGAGATAATGCCACGCTGATACGTGGTTTATCAAAAATAGCTTCTATTGTTTCTGAGGATACTTTAGTTGGTGACAAGAATGATGTTGTTAGTAATGCAGGTATTCAAGAGCAATTAAATAGTTTGACTGCACAAGGCACAGCATATTGGAACAAACAAGATCCCAATCACGATGCTACAGTTAAAAAAGTTTTAGATTTAAGAGAACTCTTAACTCAATAATATTTAGAATAACTGGTTTACCAGCTCTAAAAGACTATAGGATAGACTATCACCTACCAGGTGTAAAATGTAAGCCAACCCCTTTGGGATAATTGACTGTTTATTTTTATAAACTTAACACAGGAGGACTCTATGAGTTCACAAATAACAACTGCGTTTGTAGAACAATATTCATCAAACGTAAGTATGCTAGCACAACAGATGGGTAGCCGTCTGCGTGCAGCTGTGGATGTAGAAACTGTGGTTGGTAAAAACGCTTTCTTTGATCAAATCGGTGTAACAGCTGCTGTTCAAAGAACATCAAGACATGCGGATACCCCACAAATTGATACTCCGCACAGCAGAAGAAGGGTTAGTCTATCGGATTACGAATGGGCGGACCTTATAGACGAGCAGGACAAAGTTCGTACTTTGATTGATCCTACAAGCAACTATGCTAAAGCTGCAGCAGCAGCTCTTGGTAGATCAATGGACGATGTAATTATCACTGCTCTAGGTGGAACAGCTGCTACTGGTGTAGCTGGTGCAACATCAACTGCACTACCGTCAGGTAGTAAGTTTGCAACATCTGACCAATCAGACGGACTAACTATTGCAAAATTAATTGCAGCTAAGAAGTTCTTTGATCTTGGTGACGTTGATCCATCAATCCCTAGATACATTGTATGTGGGGCTACACAAATTGCTGATTTACTAAACACAACGCAAGTAACATCAAGTGATTTTAACACAGTTAAAGCTCTAGCAGCAGGTGACGTTGATTCTTTTATGGGTTTCAAATTCATTATGTCTAACAGATTAAGCTTTGACGCAACCAACACGGATGACAGGCTCATTTTTGCTTTCAGCCAAGATGCTATTAAACTAGCTATCGGTAAAGACATTACATCTAAAATTGATGTAAGACCTGACAAATCGTATGCTACTCAAGTTTACACTTGTATGACTTTGGGTGCTGTACGTATGCAGGAAAGCAAAGTGTTTCAAATTCCGTGCAACGAATAACATTAGGAGGTTATTATGGGTACTAAAAACTCAGACTTAGTAGCTAATTTTGAAGCTACACCACAAGTTGCCAATAGTGCTGGACTTCTACACGGTGTTGTTCGTGTAGCACAAGGCACTATAGCACTTGCTACTGGTGACAGTGATAACGATGATGTTGTTATGCTAGCACCAATTCCAAGCAACGCTGTTGTATCTCAGTTATTTATTGGCTCAGATACATTAGGCGGTTCGTGTACATTCAACGTTGGAATTTACACAACAGCTGGAGTAGTTAAAGACGAAGATGCATTTGCATCAGCTGTAGCCGATGAGGCTGCTATGGCAGATGTTCGTTTTGAAGCTGCTAATATAAACACAGCTGGTCAACAAATGTATGAACTTGCTGGAGACAGTACAGATCCAGGTGGGTACTATTATATTGCTGCAACTATGGCAGCAGCTGGTGGTACTGCTGGTGACATGTCTTTCAACATTCAATACGTTGTTAACTAAGCACTAATTATGAGGGCAGGTTTCGGCCTGCCTTCATTTAATCAAGAAAAATATTTATGGCATCACAAGTAGAAATATGTAACGGAGCTTTGAATCAGCTCGGAGCAACAACAATTTTAAATTTAAGTGAAGATTCTAAAAATGCACGTATTCTTAATCAGCGGTACAACGCTGTAAGAGATCGTGTTTTTAGAGAGCATCCTTGGAACTGTTTGACTAAAAGAGCTAAACTTGCACAAGACACGACAGCTCCAACTTACGAGTTTACTTACGCCTACACGTTGCCGTCAGACAATCTAAGAGTTTTAAAGTTTGCTGATATAGCAACTTCGTACGCAGTAAGTAACGATATTAATTTTAAAATAGAAAATGGAAAATTATTAACAGACTCAGGTGAGGTTTATATTTTATACATAGCTCGTATTACAGATACTTCTGTATATGATACTTCATTGTCTGAAACATTATCGGCAGCTCTTGCTGCTGATATTGCTTACTCTATAACAGGTTCGACAACTGTTTTAGAATTGATGGAAGCAAAATATAAAGACAAACTTAAAGATGCTCGATTTGCAGATGCTACTGAGGGCATGCCAGACGAGATTGACTCAGATTATCCATTTATTGCATCGAGGTATTAATGGCCCGTTCATCTTATGCTTTTACAAGTTTTGTAGCTGGAGAGGTATCACCTAAATTAGATGGACGTACTGATTTAGAAAAATATTTTAAAGCCTGTAAAACTTTAGAAAACATGATCGTACATGCACATGGCACTGCATCAAGACGACCAGGCACAAGATATATATCAGAAGTAAAAACAAGTTCAGCTAAAACTAGACTGATACCTTTTGAGTTTTCTACAACACAAACTTACATGTTAGAGTTTGGTAATCAGTACATACGTTTTTATAAAGATAATGGAATTATAACTGAAACAGGTAAAACTATTACAGCTATTACAAAAGCTAATCCAGGAGTTGTTACAGCATCATCCCACGGGTATAGTAACGGAGACTACGTTATCATTACTGGCGTTGTTGGCATGACAGAATTAAACGGCCGACAATTTAAGGTGGCTAATAAAACAACCAATACATTTGAGCTGCAGGATATGGATGGTGACAATTTTGATACCTCATCACTAACAACGTATGCGTCAGCTGGTACTGCTTTCAGAATTTACACAATAGCAACCACTTACGCTACAGCCGATTTGTTTGAATTAAAATTTGCACAATCAGCAGACACTATGTACATAACTCATCCAAGCTATGCTATACGAAAAATAACTCGTACTGGTCATACATCGTGGAGTTTATCTACAGTATCTATATCAGGTTCACCTAGTCCTGCCTTAAACACTGGATCTAATAACTATCCATCATGTGTTACTTTTTTTGAACAACGTTTAGTTTTTGCTAATACAAACGACAATCCGCAAACTTTATGGTTTTCTAAATCAGGTGACTATGAAAACTTTACTGCTGGTACAGACGCTGACGATGCTATGATATTTACTATAGCATCAAACCAGGTAAACGCTATTCGTTACTTGTCTGCCTCCAGGTCATTACTTGTCGGGACAGTTGGTGGTGAGTTCTTAGTAACTGGTTCTGATACTGTTGATGGTTTGTCACCAACAAATATAAATATTCGTAAACAATCAACGTATGGGTCTGCAAACAAAGATGCAATATCTGTTGGCAATGTTACTTTGTTTTTACAACGTGCAAAAAGAAAAGTAAGAGAGCTGGTCTACAATTATGACAGTGATAACTATGTAGCACCTGATCTAACAATTCTATCAGAACATATAAGTAAAAGCACAATCGTAGATATGGCATATCAGCAAGAGCCTGATAGTATTTTATGGGCCTGTCGTGATGACGGCATATTAGTTGGCATGACTTACCAGCGTACTGAAAATGTAGTTGCCTGGCATAGACACATTATTGGTGGTAAATCTGATACAGGCAAATCAGTAGTGACTGACAAATTAAGTTTTTCTGCATCGTCAACGACCGTATCAACAACTAACAATACAATAACGTTATCATCACACGGAATGTCAACTGGTGATGTTGTATCTTATAATGCTGACTCGAATGATATTGGTGGATTAAAACAAGGTATATTTTATTTTGTTATTGCTACCGACAGCAACACAATAAAATTAGCTTTGACAGCAAGTGATGCAACAGCAGGTACAGCTGTATCATTAACGTCTGCTCCTGGCACTGCAACGACACAATATATTTATAAAGGTGTAAATGTAAGAAATGGCACTTTTTATGTAAGTAGTCACGGCTTTGGTAATGATACTTTTTTATATTATTATCCACCCAACGAATCTGACGCATTGGGTGGCATATCCATAAATACAAAATATTATGTTGACGTTATAACTGACAATACATTTAAAATATCAACAAAAAAAGATTTAAGTTCTTACGCAAGTATTACAAGTGTCAGCACAACAGCTGCCACTCATAAATGGTTGACACATGCAAAGGTAGAATCTGTTGCAGTTATACCCACTGACGAAAACGAAGATCAACTTTATATGATTGTAAATCGTTTTATTAATGGTTCGACACGCAGGTATGTAGAATATCTAACACCGATAGATTATGGTGACAGTCAAATGGATGCATTTTATGTTGACAGTGGCCTAACGTACTCTGGTGATGCTGATGCTACAATATCAGGTGTAGATCATTTAGAGGGTGAGGTTGTAAATATTTTAGTTAACGGTGCAACACACGTAAATAAAACAGTTAGCTCTGGTAACGTTACACTTAATACAGCTGCTGAAAAAGCTACCATGGGTTTAAATTACGAGTCTATTTTACAAACAATGAGATTAGAAGCTGGCTCAGATGATGGTGCAGCTCAGGGTAAAATAAAAAGAATACACGATGTAACTATAAGATTAGAAAGATCATTAGGTTGTGAAGTTGGTGGTGATCTTGACAATATGGAAACTATACCATTTCGTGATTCATCAATGTTGATGGGCCGAGCAGTTGGATTATTTACAGGTGATAAAGATGCAGAGTTTCGTGGTGATTATAACAAAGATGGTTTTGTTGTAATACGACAAGCATCACCGTTACCTTTAAATGTCGTAGCTATTTATGCACGTTCAAACACATTTGATGGATAAATATACAATAAAGAAATTTCAACCAGCTGACGCTAACACAATTTTAAGTTACGGTGAAGTTGAAGATTTTAGAGATGAATTTGCTACACAACAATTAATGTGTGAAGATTCTTGGACTGGTTTTTATTTAGGAGATCCTATTGTATGTGGTGGGATTTATCCTTTGTGGAACGGTGTTGCTGAGGTTTGGATTATTATGAAACAAGGCATGAACCGTCACAAATTTTTTATGTTAAAAAATATAAAAATAAAGTTAGAGGACACAATACAAAAAAATAATTATCACCGTATCCAAGCTGGTGTTGCTTGTGATTTTACAGCTGGTCAGCAATTTGCTGAATGGTTTGGTTTAGTCAAAGAAAGCACAATGTATAAATACGGACCTGATAAAAAAAATTATTATAGATATGTGAGGATTATTTAATGGAAGCAGCAATTATAGGAGCTATGGTTGGTTCGTCAGTGATGTCAGCCTCAGCTTCATACAATCAAGGTAAACAAGCAGAAGCAAATGCTAAATTTAATCAGCAGATGTATGAACGTGATGCTGAAATGGCAGAGCAAGAAGCACAGACTGTTTTAGAAAAAGCTCAACATCAAAAAAATAATTTTAGACGACAAATAAAAACTTTACAAAGTGACGTTGTACATGGCTATGCTTTTCGTGGTGTAGAAATAAGTGAAGGCTCACCAATGGAAGTCTTGGCACAAAACTATAGATTAGCTAAAGATGACGAATATATAATACAATACAACGCTGACGTAGAAGCTGCAGCTTTACGCAACCAGGCAGACACAGATCGTTTTCGTGGTCAAGCTGAGGTACAAATGGCCAAGTACACTAAGTTTGGTAAAAAAATGGAAGCAGCTGGTACATTGTTAAGTGGTGGGGCAAGAGCTGGTGAATTTGCTATGATAACTTAGGAATAATTATTATGGCTATAAAAATATATGAAACACAAAAACAAGCAACTAATCAAAGCTCGTTTGTCAAAACACCAAAGTTAGATCGTAATTTTGGTCAAGATGCTTTTGAGGGCATAAAAGCTTTTGCAGAAGGCGTTAATGATGTTGGTGAATTTTTTGCAAAAAAATTAGAACTTAACAATAAAAATAAACGAGATGAAGCTATTGTTAAATCGAAAGAAGAACTTATACAATTTGAGTCTTTGTTAAATGATCCAAATGGTGAGTATGCAGGTGTTGATGAAAACGAAAAAACTGAAATATTTTTAAAAAAACGACAAGATATTATTGAACAAAATACTTTAGGTTTTAGTAATAATTTAAAATTATCAACTCAAAATTTGTATAACGCTAATACACTTCAAGACGTAAGCAGAGTAACTAATAATTTTGATAAAATTATAATTGAAAAAGCATTAGGTTCATCTTTACGAAATATTAATACAGCAATAGAAGAAATAAATTACACAGATACAAAGAGTGTTTTATTTAATATTGATTCTATAAATAATGAAATTGGTTTTATTGAAGATAACATGTTGATGACTGCACAGGATTTATTAGTCCTGACGCAAGACACATCAAAAAAAATGTTATTAAAAGCATTAGAAACAATAGCACCTTACGAAAATAGTATTACAACAACATCAACAAGAATAGTTGATGGAGAAGAAGTCAGTACAGAAAAAACACAATCCTCAATAAATTTTGTTGCTGATGAAATATCTATAGATGATTTTAATAACTTGTTAGCTGGTACAACAGAACACGATATAGTATCACCTATTCTTAATTTATTAAATAATGATGACGAGGCTTATGCTGTTTATCACAGTTATATTAAAAGAAAAATTGACGAAGAAACAAGACAAAGAGACTTAATACAAAGCACACAACAAACATGGTTATTTGATAATAAAGATCTAATAAATGATCTAAATAGTAATGATTATGCAACACGAGTTGACGCATTTAAAGAAATAGAAAAAAGTTACTATCAAGGTTACGTATCACAAACTGATTTTGATGCATATAAGAAAAAATTTACTGATCCAGGAGTGTTTGCTGTACAGAGTGATACTGAATTGTTATTTGCTTTAGAAAATGAATTTGCAAACTCACAACTTACACATGCTGATTTAGAAAACAAAGAGTTCCAGTTTTTTGATCGAGATGGTGTCCCTAAAACAATTAATATAAAAGAATCATTAACCAAAGGTGACTATGATGATTTTTATAATAGGATTTCTAATCAACAAAATAGAAATCTAGCACGAGCAAAAAAAGAATTATATAACTCATTTAATATTGAGGTTGGATTATTAGACAAAGATGATTTACGTCATGTTGCTATAAGTTCAACTATCAGAGAAACTGAAAATGATATGATTGCTTATCTCAATGAAGATTTTGATGAATTAAAAATTAAATATGGTGAAGATGTAGAAAATTTAGGTTTTGCAAGTTTTAAATCTTTAGCAATAAAAAAAGCAAAAGAAGATAGCGTATCTATAAGACAAATTGCTTTTATTGAATTTGTTGATTTAAAAAGAGACACTATACCTGCTGGATCACAAGCTCATCCTGATTACATTAATGTTTTACTTAACAATCAAAATGGAGAATATGATTTTGATGTTAACAATGTTAATGAATGGTACAAAAAAGCACAAAGTGCAGCAGAAGAATTAAGAAATATCAATCCAGCAAAAGCACAGGAGATTATGAGGACTGCTAATACTATTATGAGATACATGGGTGATTATAAAGAATTTTTTGAAGGCTTCTAATGCAGCTTGATACTTCTTATTATTACACTGAACCTAGCAGTGATCAGCCAGGATATGTTGAAAAAATAAACAAAGCTAATAAAACTAAAACGAAACAAAATGTAGTTATTTTTGGTGACAATCGTGATGAAGCTATCAATTACGAAATACAAAATCCTGATAGAGATGCAGAAACTATAAAAAGAGATATTAGAGTAGCAGGTGATATTATAACAGGCACGCCTACTGTAGCAGCAGATATTGCTTATGAAACTGTAGAGGCAGCTGCTAGATTTGTAGATAATACGTTTGGTTATATAAATAAATACAATCCAACCAATCGGTTATATACCGACAACTTTGTCCTGCCTGATGAAAACAATTTTTATTTTAATGCAGGTGGTTCTGGCAAAGGCCCATTACGTTATGCTTGGGATCAATATCGTGCATTAGGCAGGTTGTTAGATGAAGAACCTGTATCAGTTGATGAATATATAGAACGCACGAAACCTGTTAGTTTGGGTGGTCAAGTTGTATCAGAAGTTGGTCAAGTTTTAGTGCCGTTCTTAGGTGCTATGAAAGTAGTACAAGCTCCACAAAAATTAAAACAATATGGAGATGTAGTTGAACAAATGTATCGTTGGACTATTGCAGGATTTGGAACAGATTTTGTTTTTGGTGATGCTAACCCAAAAGAATATGATTTTTTAAGTTTTAAACCTACAGAAGATATTTTAGGTATTGAAGATAGTAACAATAGGTTGCGTGATATTTTAGAATATAGTTTTTTAGACGATGATGACGCAGAAATATTTGCTAACAAATTAGATCACGCTTTTAATACTGGCATTGTTGACGGTATGTTTGGTGGTGTGTTTAGTTCTTTGTATCATTCATATAAAAGCCTTTATAAATTTTTTGGCGGCAGCAAACGTTTCAACGAAAAATATATAAGCAAAGCTTTCATGCGTCAACATGGTGCAAAATTTTATAATTTTAAACAGGCTTACAAAACAGATGCTGAGGCTTTTGCAGCTTACATGAAATTACCTGAAGTGCGTGAATTTATAAAAATTCAACTACGTTCAGGTTTTCTTGGCACAGCTCCAAGTAATTTTAATAAAAGATACGATGCTTACATTAAGGCATTAGATGACCAAATATTTGGCAAACAAGGACAAGTATTAGATCCATTACAAATAAGTAATCCAAAAAATTATGGGCCATATTCTGATATTATAAACGAAACAAGAACTGATTATACCAAAGCAAAAAATTTATTAGTTGATGTTTACAAAAGAATGTTGGCTAACAAAACAGCACTAAGACTATTTATTGGTGGTGGTGCAGCGTACACGTTGTTGCAGTCTGGTGAAGCCGAAGCTGGCGTACTAGATAAATCATTACAAAAAATATTTGAAAACGGTGGTCAAAAACTCTATTCTGTAGCTAAAGACGGAAAACTTATTTCTATAACTGCAGATGATTTAGTTAAAATGCCGATTGATAAAAAGATTTTAATTAAGCGTGATGATGAGCCTAATTCGTGGAAAGTGTACGAAGATAAAGATGAGTTTCTTAAAAGTGACGATTACTTTCCTGCAAACCCAATAGATTTATTACCAAATCAAAAGTACATTTATTATGATACTTTGGCTCAAAAAATATCTGAGATGAATTTTAAAGAAATGCCTAAAGAGCAGTTTGTTAATACCATTAACAATATGCAGGGTGTTAAAAAAGATGAAATAGAAGCAACCGAGCTGTTATCGTTTGTAAGTCAATTTGATGGTGACAAGATTACTAAGAGTGCTTTGTTACAAGAATGGTATCCAAACTCACAAATTAAAATGAGAACAAGAACCATGGGATCAGATACTGGTTCTGGTGAAATGGAAGAAGCTTACGGTCGTTATGAACAATATATTACTCCAGGTGATTACGATAAGTATAAAGAACACTTAATTACATTTACCCCACGAAAAAATCCACAGATTGAATTAGAATATGAAAAAAGAAAACTTACCCTTGGAATAGATGAAGTTGATATTCGTTTTGTTGACACGTATGGTGATGTTATTAAATATGAAAATTTGGATGAAAGTGGTAGTGCAGACCTTTTTATAGGGGGGGCGTTTAAAGAAGAATTACCTTTAAATATATTTTTAGAATATGAAGGTGACGTTGCTGTTGCTCGTAATTTTCCTGTTAATGAAACAGAAGCAAAAATAAAACTTATAGACGAATATAATAAAAAAATATTAGAAGAAATCAAAATTGATTTTCCTCAAAATTTTGAATCTTCACATTTTCGTGAGCCAAATATTTTAGTACACACTCGTTCAACAGAACGACAAATTGATAATACACCTACTTTCTTTATAGAAGAAGTACAGTCAGACTGGCATCAATTAGGTTTAAAAAAAGGTTACGTAAATGATGCAAACTATAAGTTAGAAGTAGAGGATATTAATAAACAGTTAAGCATTATATCAGATCAATTAGATCAAATAAGGTACGCAGGTGATACTGCATCATCAAGACGAGGGCTAGTAGCAAAGCCTGAAGCGGAACTTGCTGTTGATTCAGAATATAATAAGCTAAGAGTTCAATATCAGAATTTACTAACACAACGAGAAAACCTTGTAGCACAAAACCAAGGCAAACTTCCTGATGCACCATTTAAAAACGAAAAAGACTGGGCAGCACTTGGCCTAAAAGAAATGGTAAATTTTGCTGCAAAAAAAGGTTACACACAAATTGCTTGGACCTCTGGTCGTATTCAAAATGAACGTTATAATATTGGTAACTATATTGATGAATTACAGGTAAAACCAGCAAATGATCCAGATTACAAAGATGCATACATTTTAAAAGGTATTGAAGGTGGTACCGTATTTTTTAATGAAACTATTATAAGTCAAAATGAATATAGAGATGTTTTAGAAGAAACTGTTGGTAAACAATTAGCTGATAAAATTAGGTTAGCTGAAAAAGAGGCACCAGAAGAATTTCAAAAATTTGGATTAAGTTTTACAGGACTAGATTTAAATTTAGGCAGTGGTAAAAAAATGGATAAGTTTTACGACAAACTCATTCCATCATTATTAGAAAAATTGTATAAAAACGATGGAGTACAATTTTATCAATCTCAATTAATAACAACTAAGGAAGCACAACCAGCTCCGTTTGAAGAAGTGCAAATGGAAATGTACGAAGAAGCTTATGAAAGAGTTGAAATAAGAGAATTAACAAGAAGTGAATTAAATGAGTATAATGAACGTAACCCTGATAATCAAATTATTGAAACAGAAGGTTATGAAATACACGGCTTAATTCAAGATGAATTTGTTGTTGATGCTCAATTATTTGAAATTATAGATGAACGTCAAATAGAAGCACCTTTAGTAAAGCTATATGCAGTTGGTATGGGAGAAGTACCGCCACGCTTAGAGGGTAGTACGGAAGAGCGTGCTAAAGAGTATTTTAATGATCAACACTACGATGCTGTTAGTGAAGTAGCAGAATCAGCTTATGAGAAATACGTTGAAGATTTTATGAAAGAGCAAGAAGAAGTAGGTCCTGTAATGAGGACAATTAATATAATGACTATACCTGAGTCATTAAAAGATAGAGTTCTAAAACTAGGTCAGCCATTGTTTGGTACGAACCCAAGTAAATTAGGAACTTATGAAAAATAAAGCTACACAATATACAACAAATCAATTATAGAAATATATAATAGGCTATCTATGTGTAGCCAGGAGTTTTCCCTACATGGTAATAAAAGCAAAGATAGTAAAGCCTATTGTTGAGGCAACAAAGGCTGTTGACGAGGTTGCAAAGTCTGCACTTGGACCTGCATATAAAGAGGCTATAGAAAAAGCACCTGCGGTCAAAGAAGCTGTAGAAACTGAACGTCAGGCTATAGAAGAAACGGTAGCTGCTGAAATAATAAAAAAAACAGAAGAACAAGTACAGCCACAAATAGAGCCAGAAGTTACACCTACTGCTGAACCAGAGACTGTCCCGTCACCAGTTGTTAATCCTAGGGAAGAAACTAAAATTGACGAAATCAGTGCAGAACCTGTAGCGTCACAAACATCATTAGAACCTGCACCAACAATAGTTGCAGATATAAAAAAACAAGTTGAAGCTGCAGCAAATCAACCAAAAGTAATTTCTCAAATGCAATTTGATAGTGCAAAAGAGTTAGATACTTTTTTACAAAAAAATGCTGGTATTAATATTAACAAGCCAGGACCTGTATCAAATGTAGAAACAGATCGTGAAGCTGTAAAAATGTTAGCTGATGGTATGGATGTTCCTGCCACTGTTTTAGCACAAAACGGTATATTAAATGCAGCACAGGTAAGAGCTGCTGCTGAAATAATGAAAGCTATACAGGATGAAAATTATCGTTTGTCACTGTTATTAGAAGATCCAGCAAAACGTACACCTGCTTTAGAATTGCAACTACGTGAAGGCTTAATGAAAGAAGCAGCTATCCGTAATTATTTTATGGGAGCAAGATCAGAAGTTGGTCGTACTTTACAAATATTTAAACAACTGAAAAAAACTTTAGAAGCAGATACTTCTTTATATACGAGCAACCGTATAGGACAAGAGTTTGGTGGTGAAACTGGCAACATAAGCAAAGGCTATATCAATGCTTACAACAACTCTAAAACACAGCCAGGCAATCGTTTTGCAGAAACACAAAAATTTGCTGAGGCATCTTATGGGCAAAGATTGTGGGCAGGTTTTAAAACAGTTTACTATGCCTCAATGTTGTCAAACCCTGCTACGCAGATGGTTAACTTACTAGGTAATCTTGGCTTTCAAAGTATATCACCCATTGAATACACTATTGCTGGTTTGATAAATACAATAGAAAAAAAAACATTAGGACAAGTTAATAATCTTTTAGCACTAACTAACATGCCTGGTAAAAAATTAATTGGTGGCATGTTAAAAGAAATGGAAGGTAGCATACAAGCTCGTGAAGGAGCTACACGTTTGTACGGTATGGTATCAGCAATACCAGCAGCTTTTCGTGTAGCGTATCATGCTATGAAAACTGGTGAACGTTCAGGTTCTGGCAGAAGTAGAATAGGTTTAGATGAATCTGAATTCATTATGAGGCCACCAGTACAAAAAAGTGAAATGGATGCTTTTACTGGTGATAAATTATTACCAGAACGTGTCAAAGGTTTACCTGGCAGTAATGTTGTTTCTATGATTATAGATGCTATCGGCAAGGTTTTAAATATTCCTGGTATGGGATTATTAGGAGGAGATGAATTTTTTAAAACAATAGCTCGTCATGCTGAACTGCATAGTTTGGCAGCACGAGAAATGTCAAATGTTTTAGAACAAGGTGGATCAAAAGAACAAGCTATAGAAAAAGCAGCTTTTGTTTTAGCAAACCCAAATGCAAAATTTGATAAAGATTTAGACGAAGCTGCAGATTTTTTTACATTTCAATCTATGCTTGATCCTGCAGGTCAATCAACAAAGGGAATACAACGCATACCTGGCATGATTTTAGTTGTGCCATTTTTTGACACTATTTGGAACATAATGAAAGTAACTGGTACTTATACTCCAGGAGTAAATTTAGTACCGTTAGCAATAGAAGAAAGTAAATTTTTAAAAGATTCACTTATATCTGCATACCCTGAATACTATGCAAGTTGGCAACGATCAAAAAGAGATCCTGAACAATTAGGTAAACTAAAAGCAAGAGTGTTAATGAGTTCAGCTGTTGGTTTGATGGTTTGGCACATGTTAGAAGATGGTCACATGATAGGAGCTGCACCGAGAGATCCTGCAGAACGAACAGCTTTTTATGACGCTGGTAAAAAACCATTTTCTTTTGTATTCAAAGATGGTGATTGGGAAGGACCAAAGTTTGATGAAAATGGTGTGCCTAATGGACCACTTGTTTATAGAAGTTTTGCACGAATAGAACCGTTTTCAGGAGCATTAGGTATTACTGCTGCTGCTTGGGAAAATATAGTTTACTACAGCAAACAAGATCCTAGTGGGTACATGGTTAAATATATACCGATGGCTTATGCTGCTGCAGTGCAAGAGTACGCTACGGATCAACCGTTTTTAAAAGGTATTGCAACGTTGTCTAATTTATTTACTGGACCGCCACGCACACGTTATCAAGATGATCCTGTATCTATTTTTGATAGAGACTTTGGTGAGATTATTGGTAATCCTATAAATGCAATTATGGGAGCAGGTGTAACTAAAAGTATATTAAATTCACTTGACCCAGAATTAAAAGTTTCTGATCCTGATTATGATCAAGATTTAGAAATTTGGTCAGAGCCTCCTAGTGCTGAAAATAATTTTCAGGGTACATTAAATCCTGAGTTTGGTAAATTTAATCCAAACAGTGCTTACAATCAGTTTGATCGTATAATATTTAATGCATTTAAAGTTTATAATAAGGATGTGCCAAAACGTATAGATTTATTTGGTAAAACAATAACTAAAGATAGCTACCGTGGTAAATGGAATAACGTACGAAATGTTTTATTACCAATGCCTATTTATGATGCTGAACAACCTGATCCTGTTAGATTAGAATTGTTGAGACTACATGCAACTATTGGTTGGAATGGAATGGTAACTGATAAAAATGCAACGTTGTTTAGCACGATACGTTTAAATCAATCACAAACAATTAATTTTTATAGCATGCAAGCCAACAACAATGGAGAGCTGGCACAGTTTGGTTTGACTATGCCATTAGAAGATTATTTAGGTATGGTGATGAATAGCTTGTCTTATCAAGAGCCTCTAGCCTCTAAATCGTTTGAGGCCTGGCAGCCTAATTTTAATTATAGAAATGAGGTTGCATCTGCTCCTGATGAATACCGAAAATATGTTTTAGAAACAGCTTTATTAAAATATAAAAAAGCTGCACAAATAGCTTTTTATCAAAACGAAGTTTTCAATGGAAGTGAATTAGCAAAAGCATTACAGGAGTATGCTATGGTTTCACAATTTAACTTTCCTACTTACACAAAAGATGATGGAACAGAAGTAAGTAAAAATTTTACAAAACAAATTAATGCATTTGAAAGGGATATAAACAGATGACAATAAGCACAACTACAGTATCACAAAGTTATAGTGGAGATGGCAGCACTACTGCATTTACGTATTCATTTCCTATAAACTCTACATCAGAAATAAAAGTTATTGAACGTTCTGCATTAGGTACTGAAACTGTAAAAAGTGAAGGCACAGGTTCTACTAATTATGGTATCGTAGATAACGGAGCATCAGGCGGTACTGTAACTATGGTTACTGCTCCTGCTTCTGGCACAACTTTAGTTCTTATTCGTGATACTAGCCTTACACAAGGCACTGACTATGTAGAAAATGATCCCTTCCCTGCTGAGTCACACGAGTCTGCATTAGACAAAGTGCAAATGCAAATACAAGAGATTCAAGAAGAAGTTGATCGTAGTATAAAATTGTCTCGTACAAATACGATGACTTCAACACAGTTTACTGAAAATGCTGCAAGTCGTGCATCTAAGGTTTTATCTTTTGACAGCTCAGGTGAGTTGTCAGTTACAAATGAATTAGGTAATTTTAGAGGTAACTGGGCTACATCAACAGCCTTTGTGTTGCGTGATATTGTTGTGCAAAATTCAACATCCGATGGCACAACTTATAAAAACGTTTACATTTGTACCACAGCTCACACAAGCACAGGTTCATACCTTACACAAAATGATACATCTAACTGGGGTCTTTTAGTAGAAGTAGCTGCCTTTGATACCCTAGCTGAATTAGGTGATACAAACATTTCAAGTTTGTCGTCTGGTCATGTTCTTGTTTACGATGGCACAGATACCTTTGACAACGTAGCCATTAGTGGTGATGCAACTCTTGCTGCAAACGGAGCATTAACGATTGCTAGTGGTGCTGTTGAAACTTCAATGATTGCAGCTGATGCTATCACAGGAGCTAAGATTGCAGATGATGCAATAAATTCTGAACACTATACAGACGGTAGTATTGATACAGCTCATATTGCTGACTTAAATGTAACTACAGCAAAGATTGCAGCTGATGCTATTACATCAGCAAAAATTGCTGATGACGCAATCAACAGTGAACATTATACAGACGGGTCAATAGATACGGCCCACATAGCTGATTTACAAGTGACTACAGCTAAAATAGCTGCTGACGCAATCACCGGTGCAAAGATAGCTGATGATGCCATAAATAGTGAACATTATACTGATGGCTCAATCGACACAGCTCATATTGCAGACTCACAAGTCACAACAGCAAAGATTGCAGCTGATGCAATAACTGGAGCAAAGATAGCTGACGATGCTATTAATAGTGAGCATTATACTGATGGTAGTATTGATACAGCACATATTGCAGATGACCAAGTTACCCAAGCCAAAATTGCAGACGATGCCGTTGGTGCTGACCAGTTAGCAGCCAGTGCTGTTGTTACAGCATCTATAGTAGATGATAATGTTACTCAGGCAAAAATTGCAGATGATGCAGTTGGTGCAGATCAACTAGCAGCAAGTGCTGTAGTTACTGCTTCTATTGTTGACGATGCAGTCACTCAAGCCAAGATAGCAGATGATGCAGTTGGTGCAGATCAATTAGCTGCTAATGCAGTTGTCAATGCAAGTGTAGCGTCTGGTGCTGCAATAGCTGACAGTAAGTTAGCAACAATATCTACTGCAGACAAAGTAAGTATAGCAGCTCTTGATATAGATGGAGCAACAGAATTAGGTGCTGACATTGTAGATGCAGACGTATTTATAATTGACGATGGTGCAGGAGGCACAAATAGAAAAGTCCTGGCATCAAGAATTAAATCATACGCAGCAAGCAGCGGAGCTACAGCAGGCTTTGCAGTTGCTATGGCAATAGCTTTATAAGGAGGGCAAATGGCACAAGACTTTGAATCAAATGGGGCAAGAATTACAAACTCTGCCACAACCATATTTACAGCTGATAGTGATGATGCTGTTGTAGGTTTACGGTTTGCAAACATTTTAACAACCACAGATACACTTGACGTGTTTATTACGGATGCTGGTGACAGTAACAACGCCAGGTATCTAATCAAAGGTGTAAGCGTACCTGCTTCATCATCTATAGAAGTAGTACAAGGTGGTTCTAAAATTGTAATGCAAAACGGTGATGTTTTAAAAGCTCAAAGTGGCACAGCTAATGGTTTTGACTGTTGGGTGAGCCGAGTAGACTCAATTAGTACATAAGGAGATATTATGGCACAACAAGAAGTAGGAGGCCCACTATTTGTAGGATCAGGGCCTGCATCAGAACAGATACCTGAACACGATGCTACAATAGATGAAAATCAAGTAGTAGGTCATGCGGTATTAGCAGGGCCAATAACATTTAACGCAGTGGTCACGGTCACTGGCGTAGTGGTGGTGATGTAATGGCAGGAGTACAAATAGACGGAGTCAATAACAAGATTGATTTTGATGATGATCAAGATACATCAATTTCAAGCTCGACTGATGATACCTTAATTGTAGAGGTGGGCGGTGCTACAAAAGCAACAATAACAGGTTCACAAGCTAAGTTTACACAAACAGGTGACACTGATGTATTTATGATTGAAAGCACTTCTGCTACAGCAGAAACATCTCCAGATTTAGTTTTATATAGAAACTCTAGTAGCCCTGCTGATGATGATACAGGAGGCAATATAATATTTAGAGGTCGTAATGATAATTCACAAGATGTTGAGTATGCTTCAATCACAGGTGCAATGCCTGATGTTTCAGATGGTTCAGAAGATGGTAAAGTAGAATTTGCAGTGATGACTGCAGGAACATCAAGAGAGTATATGAAATTTCATG